CATCAATGCCATCATAGCCATCAACCTTGTCACCCATAATTGTCTGTAACATGAAGTTATAGTTAGCTATCTTCTCTGGTATTTGTTCTACTGTCATACCATCTTGTGAAAGATTGCATGGTATAGTTCGCATGTCTTTATCAACGCTAACTAATATTCTTTCTTCATCACTAGGTTCAGTTGCCATAATACCCATGACTTCATCTGCTTCTAGATTAGCCCACATGACACCATTATGTTTTTCCATAATGTGTTCACGCATTGCATTTAAAACTATTGGTTTACGTTTTTCTTTACGATTGCTTTTGTATGTAGGAAGAACATCTTTTCTAAAATTGTTCCTATCTGTAAGTGCTACCACATAATCATCTGCTGATAACCCTGAACCTAAATCATCTATCACTGCATCTAATTGTGCATTACAAGTAGGTAACTCTGCGTGTAATGTCCATAAGCCATCACCCCAGTTGATAGGTTGTTCATTGTTAGTTGCTATCTGGTAAGCAAGTATGTCACCATCAATTACTAATACTTTTTTCTTTTTATACATTATTTAACTATCCTCTCCTGCATAGATTTGCTTAAATTTTTTGGTAAAAATATTTCGGCTAAAGGTATTAAGACAAACCTACTACGCCAACCATCACCACCATTTTTAAGTGTACCTATGTATTTTTTTGCTAATCTTTTTACTGTTCTAGTATCAAATATTAATCTGCAATAATCTTTGTCACCCTCTGCTAATATGTGTACCCAATAATCAGCTTTGGTTGCCATGATACCTGAAGGCTTACCATTGCATTCTACTTCTATTGCAATGTTACCTGTTTTAAACCACCAGTCTCTTTCAGTCTTAACTTCTATTTTATTTTTATCTTTGTCTAATATAGATGCTAGTCTTTGTTCTCTTTCTTGACCATACTTTAGGTCAATATCAAATTTATTATTCTTCAATGTGTTCCACTCCAATTAGTTGATATTTTATATTCGCCTGTTAGCGGCACTCTTAATTGGAAGTGTTCACCTGCACGTTTAATACATTCGACTGCAATCTTACCAATGTCTTCAGCGTCTTGTTCTTCACACTCAACTTGTATCTCATCATGTACCCATACAACTTGTTGTGCGTTATTAAATTTCTTAATCTCTTTGTTAAATTCTACTAGCCATCTCTTACATAGGATTGCACCTGCACTTTGTAATAATGTGTTGAGTGCAGAGTAACTATTACGAACTTTGATTTGTCTTTTGTCTAAACCATTTAGATAACCACGTTCAGCCGCAGACTGTACGCCTTCTATAAGTTTATGTAATGCAGGTAAGTTATTTAAAAATCTTTTCTTAATCTTTCCTGCTTCTTTTAATGGTTTGTTAATTACTTCAGCAATTTTTTTGACACTACCGCCATATAAAAAACAATAGTAAAAACGCTTTGCTAAATCTCTACTGTCTAACCCTGCTAGTTTCTGTGTCTCTGTATGTATGTCACCCTCAAGTGCAACTTTTGTGTATGCTCCATTATCAAACTTTGACATAAAGTGGCAAAGCATCATCACTTCTAAAGAGCTTACGTCTATACCCACTAATCGTTTACCTTCTGGTACTGTAAATAATTCTCTACACTCTTTACCATAAGGTGCAGACGTACTAACAACCTGTCCTAAATTTGGAAACGAATGTGATGCTCTTGATGTTACACAAGAATTAGTATTACAAGTGCCATGAATTTTACCATTACGTTCATGCTTTAACCATGCCTGTGAACCTGTAGCTATTTGTGCAATTCTTTTTGTTAATAAAAAAGTTTCACATAATATTTTAGCTTCAGGGTATGGAAGTTTAGATAATATACTGTCATCTAATTTAGCTTTACCATCACTGGTAAATTCTTTAGCTTCCCAACCATACTTATCTTTTAATCTTTGTGCTACATGGTGTCTGCTTGATGGATTAAATACAGTAACTTGGTCTTTTAATCTCTTACCTGTTTTTGTAGACCATCTTTCAGTTACGATAGGCTCAAACACACCTTGTAATTCTTCAGCTAACTCTGCTTGTCTTGCTTTTAATTTAACAGATAAGGCTTCTGCTTTTTCTCTATCAAACGTAAAGCCATGTTGTTCTTGTTTAAATATTAGTGAGGCTACTTCATGTTCTAAATCCATAGCCTCTTGGGAGTAACCTTTTTCTTCTAAAACTTTGTATAGTTTGTAAGTAACTTCTGTATCTTGCTTACAATACTCAAGCATTTCAGGTGTGAATGTTTGCCAATCAGTTTCTATCTGTTCTTTGTATTCACCTATTCTATTGCCCCATGCTTTTAATGAGTGTTTACCTATACAATCTTTTGGAAAATCTTTTTTTGAAAAGTCGCTTTCTTTAATGTCTGCAAATACTAATCTTGTACCTACTAACGTGTCGAAAATTTTGCCCCTAAATGTAGCGGAATGTAATCGTTCTAATACAGGAATATCAAACTTAATAATATTGTGACCTACGATAAGCTCTGCTTCTTCTAAAAGTTTAATAGCGTCTTCATTGCTAGGTGTAAGTATCTCTCCTGTGTCTATGTTTTTAAGTACAATGCAATGTACCTTATCGCATAGATGTAAAAATCCATTTGTTTCTATATCAAAGACGTATCTCAAAGTTTTACCTTCTTAATCTTTAATACGTTTACTGAAGGCATGGTGGTTACGTTACCTACGTCACCTAATGTACCATCATCATTAAAATTAACATCACCTGCAATTACATGAACATCTTTGTCTGCTCTTAAAAGCCAACCTGCTGTAATACAGATTGTAACTTTGCTTGACTTAGCTTCTTTTAATGAAGTCCAAATTGCAGAGCTATTAATATCTTTCCAATAGCAATGCACAAATGGTGCGTTTAATATTTTTTTATTTATTATTGGTAGTTTCATAATTAATGTAGTGTTTCTAATAAGACTTCAACTTTCCAAGCCGCTTCTTCTCCACTTAACGCCATAGAAGTTAAGGTATCTTGCAACATGAAAGCAGTTTTAATACTTCCTATTTTTATTACTTGTGGTTTGTGTGTTGATTTTACTTTTGCTAGTGCATCTGCTACTAGACCAGACCAAAACAAAGCATCTTTCTTTTGCTTTGCTGTAACTCTTTTAGTAGTCATCTAATACGTCAGGTGTTGTTTCTGACAGACAACCAGTGTCTAAATCATATAGCAACGTACAGGCTTTGCCTGTTTCTCCTGAAAATCTATTCTTGAGGATTGTTAGATTAGCTAATTTTTTATCTGACTTGATGTCCCTACTTATGGAAATAATTAAATCTGATAACTGACCTATTGAAGCTGACCCACGAAGACTATTCATAGTAACTTCTTTGCCATCTTCAAAACCTTTGTCTCCCTCTGACCTACGAAGGTGAGATATAAGAATAACTCCTATACCTGTTTCTTCTACAAGTGTTCTTAATTTACTTACAAAGTAATCAATAAGTTTTCGTTCATCATTTGTGTGTTCGTCTCCAAGTGCAGACAAAGCCATGTGTAAATGGTCTAATACTACAAAGTCTACTTCACAAGATTTAGCTAGGTATCTTATTTTATTGAGAAGGCTATCGGCGACTGTGTTGCCAAAATGGTTATATAAATAAAAATTGCCATTACCAATAGTAGATTTAAAAGTTTCTTGTAATTGTGTTTCACTTATTCCCTCTCTAGTTAAATGCAAAGGTTTCTTTAGGTGAACACCCATAATACCTAATGCACTTCTTTTAATGCTTTCTTCTAATGCAATGTAACCAACACCAAAATCTTGTTTTAATAAATCTAATGCTACATGACGACAGAAAGAACTTTTACCTACGCCTGTACCTGCTGTGATAGTTGTTAGTTCACCTTTTCTTAATCCATGTGTCTTATCATTAAGAGATTTAAAAGGGTATTGTGCAGTGACATACTTATCTTCTTTCATTATCTCTTCAAAGATTTCTGAACCTAAAACAATACCATCAGGTCTATATGGTTTTGCGTCCCACATAGCTTTAACTAATTTATCTTGCTTACCTGCAAGTAACATTTCATTAGGGTCTTTAAGTGGTAGAGAAGCAATCTTGGCTTTATTAGGAGTTAAAAGTTTTGCACATTCTAACGCCGCCTTTTGCCCATGTTCGTCTTGGTCGAACATAAAGATTACATTCTCATAACCCTCCAAGAATTCTAGTGACTTTTGAATATCTTTTTTTGCACCTGCCGCCCCTGTTTTAATAGATACAACGTCCCATTTGTTGTTATCCATGCTTTGCGACATTGTAAGAGCATCAATTTCTCCTTCGCAGACTGTCAAATATTTTCCACGTCCTTTACAAGTTTCTTGTCCAAACAATCCTGCTTCTTTTGGATTGCCTAACCATTGAAAATCTTTGGAAGGGTATCTTAATTTTTGTGCAACTAATTCTTTGCTATCATTATAATAATTAGCAATATGACAAGGACGTGCAAACCATGCACCTACTTGATAGTTATATTTTTGTACTGTGTCTAAATTAATTTTTCTTTTATTGAGAGGCAAGTGTTCGCCTTTAATAAAATTACTTTCTTGTTTTGTAATTGGTGTTAACTCCATTGTTGATTGTCCTTGTGTTGTTGTATTGCAAGAAAAGCAGTAAGCATGTCCGTCTGAATAAACGGAATTTGCGTCTGACGAACTGCAATTATCGCAAGATGTGTGATATAAAAATTCGCTTTCGGTCATTGTAAATCTGTAAATATTTCTGGTGGGTTTAGTTGTGTGTAAACTTGGTTAAATTTTTTTAGTAAAATATTCCAGTCAGCTTTGTGTTGTGGGTCTTTAGTATCGTTCCACAGCACAGCTTTTTCATTTAGCTGTCTGCTAATTAAATCTAATTGGTAATGTTTCATTGAAAAGGAGGAGGTAACTTCAGTCTCCCTCCATTACCCCATAAATACGAAACGCCCCTAGCTATTTCTAACTAGGAGCGTCTCAATCAACAATCGAATGTACATCAAAAGACATACACGATTTAGAGTTAATTGCATTTCTGCAACCCACTACCTCAACTTTGTACTTCACTTTTAACTTTTTTACAAGTTCACGCAAAGAAGCGTACTGTTTAATTGTGAAGTTAGTGTCAAGATTAGTTCCATCATCAGCTAATCCGCCGACTAAAGCTATCGCTATGGAATTTTGGTTAGTAATTAAAGGCTGATTAATAGGCAATATAGCACCAGACATATCCTCTGGTCTTCCTTCTTCTATTGTACCATCTCTTTTAATTACAAAGTGAAAGGCATTATGAAAGAAACCTTCTTTCCTATGTAACAAAGTTATATCCTTTGCATTTAAGTCTTCACTAGATTTTGTTTTGGTTGAATGAACAACTATAAAATCTGTTCTTGCTCTGTAATTATTGTCCATTTAACCACTCCAATGGAATATGTTTGTCAGCATATTTAAAACCATACTTGTCACACCACATAGCGTAAGTTGTTGAAGATTTTTTTGATATTCTGCTTCGTGAATTACTAAAGACAAATCTAATGTCTTTCTCTGGGTGTTGTTCTTTGATAAGACGCATTTTTTGTCTATCTGCTGAAGTAAACAATCCTTTTGTT